TTGTTCTTTGAATTGGAAAATACGAACCTAATGTCCATATTTGGGTTTTGTTCTTTAACCAATAAGTGTTTCTTACGGTCAGCTGCCACAAACCTACCTTTTGTCTCTATTCTAATACCATTGGGTAATTTGAAATCGGGATGATAGTGGTGAGTGGATGCGGGAATTATGTATGGAACCTTTTCGGTTTCATACTCTACTTTAATTCCATAAGATTCTATTTGTTGAGAAATGGTTTCTTCTAAACCAGACTTAAATCCATATTTTTGTGCAACCCATTTTGGATTGTTCTTTTTTGTAACTTTTTTTCCCATTAAATTTTTTAATATTTTACTTGCTCACTATATGTTTTGCCTTTTGCATCACTATATCCGCTTCCCTTTGTCCATCCACCACCTAGTTCACCCAGAGCATATCCAGACTTTAATTTAGCAGCGTCTAATACTTTTAAATCTGCATTTTTAGAAATATCTTCCGAATATGGTGTAGTCTTTGCAGCTGTAAAAGCTGTATCTATCTTAATTTTATCTGCTTCTATCCCGCTTTCTTTTTGTCTTTGATTGTATAAATCCCTTAATGAGGCCATAATTATTTTGTTTTATTTAGTTATAAATATATGTTATGTATCAAAACGCACTAAAAAGTTAACAGTTAAATCATGTTCTGATTTAATTGGTTGTGGTAATTTAGCTACGGCAACCATATTCATCTCATCATCATATAGGCCAATTGTAGTAATAAATGGTGCTAAATACGAACCCGTACTATCCATTGACCCACTCAATGACCAATGCTCAAATCCAGCCTTAGTAGTTCCAACTGACCCACTAAATCTGTAATCCAACACATTACCATTATCTAATACTGATTTTTTACGAATATAATTTACACCAGGATTTGCAATTGTAGTAACCTTTTTACCATCGGTGGTTGTTATTATTTTTGTTTCTTTACCTACATTTACTATTGCAGATGGATTTGTTGAAACATTAAATTCATCTTGGTCAACTATTAACAAATATTCATGTTCATATATTGTTTTTGTTGATTTATATGAAAATTGCCATTCTGCATTAAATAAAGCATCAATTTCTCTAGTAAGTACAATTAAACCTTGATTATAGAAAACATTACCAAATCTAATTACCTTTGCCTCATCTTCTAAAAATGGTATATCATCCACTAACATTATTCCGGTTTCGATATCAAATGCTTCAATTGTCATTTGGTATTCAACACCATTATATGTCATAATAAATTCGTTTTGCTCAATGTCTAAAAAATAACTTTGTATAGTTCCACTATATTCATTTTCCGCTATATCTAAAAAATTTATTGTTCCGTTTTCTACATCTACTTTTCCAAAATAAATTCTATCAGGGACATCGCCCACAATATTACCATATGAATCATCAAAATAAGTTGTTCCATCGTCTATAAGTGTTAGTGAACCTCTTTTAATACCTTCACCGATATATGTTTGTGGAATTGCAATTACTTTAGCAGAACCACTCAAATATCTTTCTCTTACTTTTTCTTTATTTGAATATTTGTTTGTTTTTTGGCCAGTTCTAAGAAATGGATTATCTTCGTTTCCATTATAAAATTGAGCTTTTAGTTGGCCAAATAAAGAATTTTTTTGAAAAGATAAATTACTTCCCGATGTAATATTTGTTGAATTTTTATCGGCTTCTAAAAAATCTATTTCAATAGAACCACTAATAAAACTCCACTCTTTGTAGGCCTTAAATGGTCTTATACTAATATCCGATTTTGGTATTCTTTTTAACATATCGTATATAAATATTCTTTTAATGAAAAACCCCCAAAACAGGGGGTTTAACATTATTTAATATATTCTCCGATTAGAAGTCTAATTTAACTTTGATTGCAATTTCTTTATCAAAAGATTTTTCAACTGGTTGAGAAGTTTTAGCTACTGCTAATAATTCATTTGCATCATCATATAAACCAACTGTTGTAATATAAACATGTGGGTCTCTTTCAAATAATGGTTGAACAAATGCTCCAACCGAACCTGTTACAAATGTTGGGTTATTAGAGAAGTTAAATTCTCTATTGTTTGCTCTTACAAAATAATGAGATGTTGAAACATTCTCAGTTCTACGAGCTTGAAAATCCGAACCACTTTCTAATGCTTTCAATAACGCCGTACCACCAAACGAATTACCTCTATTAATGTGATATGTGTTAGATGCGGAAGAAGTTGCAGCTGCAAGAGCTCCACCAACTGATGCACTTAATGCGGTTGGATTTAATAAAATGATACCCAAATCAGGATAGAATAAACCATATCCTTGTTTAGTGTATGTATCACTATATTGTGCAATAGACGCCGTTAATGCATTACCGATGTTTAATGAACCACTTACTAAGTTATAAACTCTACCTGCAGTTGTTACATTTTCGTCAGTTCCGCCACTATCATCAATCAATGTAACCGTTCCTGCAGTACCTGTCAATTTAATTGAAACATTACCTGGGTCTAATCTTTCTTTATATCTTGCTCTATTTACATTTAATACATAGAAATTTTTCATATCATGCCCTGCCGCAGTTGAACCAGTATAAACTGTAAAATAATTATCTCCTGTTCCTAATAATATGTTTTTAAATTGATTGTATATTGCGATTGTAGGAAGTGTAGATGAATCATCTTGTGTTAATGTCGGTGCACCATTTCCGGTAACATCACCATATGCAATTGAGAACTGAACCTCAGCTGCATCTGAACTGGTTTGCATGTTATAAACATCCAAATAGTATCTACCACTAGTAGATGCTTTTTGAATGGAAGATGTCCAATTTGATTGTATATCCAAAGACCCAGTATCACCACTCCATATACCAGAAGTTACTATTTGTGTTCTATTTGTTACTTTATCAATTGCACCGAATTTTTTATAAATACCATTTGAAATAGCATTTATATCCGCACTTATTTGTTCACCAGTTCCTAAAAATTTGTTAATTGTAGCTACCAATTGATTGGTGTCTACCGGTGTACCAGCAGTTGATGCAACACTTGCTAAATATTGTTGTAATTGACTTGCTAAAAGTCCACCTCTATCATTATTAATTATTGCCATAGTTAGTTATTATTGTACATATGTTACGGTTACTGGAATAGTTTGAGAACCCCCTGTTTGATTACCATAAACTGTAATTGTAGTTTTAATGGTCGATGTCAAAGATGGGTTAGGAATAAATTTAAATGTTATTCCTTTTGCAATTGCTGCAGTTGCTGATACATCGTCACCTATGAATACAGGAACTGAACCTACATCCGATGTTACCCCCTCTCCTACAATATCACCTGCGTTTTTATTAGCAAGAACAATTGTATATCCTAAAGTGGTATTACCAGCTGGTGAAGATGTTGGTGATAATGCAACTTGTCCACTTTTCTGATTAACAGAAATGTTTGGAACACCAAATTCAACAACAGGAATTCTAGTTGTATTTTTTGGTAAAGTTACTAACTTATATCGCATTACTTGCGTTTCATCCGGTGAAGCTTCCAATACAGGCATATTTTTAATTGCTGCATCATAATAAGCTGAACCCAATGGATGACCTGGTTCATAAAGTGTGTAATCAATTTCATCGTCAGCTAAAGCAAATTGAGTTATGTTTAACCCCTGCCCAGCTGCTAACTTTTCTCTACCTTTTTTTGTTAAGATAGCATCTACTGTTAGTTCTGTGTTACTTAAATATCCCATAGTGTTGTATTATTCGTTTGTTATAAATATAAATATTTTAAAATTCCGTTATTCAACTTCCAAAATTGGTTCATTTGTTGCTCTACCCGCTTTATTAACTTTTAATGTATTAGGATTTGTTGCAAATACTTCAATTGGTGATGTTCCATCTAATGTAGTTGCAGCAGTATTTTTTGAACCTTTAAAAAATGAATTTTGTAATCCTGCAGTTAAATCATTTGTATTTCTATAATGGGTTGGTAAATATCCTGATAAAGCTTTTACTTCAACAATACTACCTGTACCCGCATTAATCACCTTTGAACCCGAATATGGTTGTATATTTAAATATGTTTCATAATAAGTTTGAAGTGCATTTTCATACCCACCTCTAGGGTCTCCTTTTCCTTCCGGTGTTACTATTTTATATTTTAAATATGTTTTAGTTTTTTCCTCTTTTATTAAATCGACTTTAATTCTTTCTTTTATCAATGTTCCATCCGAATTATAATATGTTCTGATTGCATGTCCATTTTGAGCATAAATACCAAATCCAACTACTTCATAATTACTTTGTCCTACTATTTTACTTTCAAATTCAAAACCAAATTGAATAGTTGGTTCTCCTAACGACGCATCAATTGATGCAGTTTGTTGATATGAATTTGCAAAAGTTGAAAATGTATCATCAACACCGATTACGGAAACTTGTTGATAATTTTCTGCTATTGTATTTTCTAATGAAGCAGTATAAATAGTTGCATATAATTGTTCATTTTCACCAAAAAGATTATCTCCTAAGTTTGCATTTACAATACTTTCATATTGATTACTTTCCGCTAATGTAATTGTATTATTTTCACAATCTATTGATGAAGTATATTGATAACCATCTCCTGTTGGTTTTTTGTGTGCAATTTTTGTTCTTTCTAAAAAGTGTGGTTCTATTAATAAACCAAATGTAGCTTTAACTCTTGCTGGTAGCATTTTTTTAATATCTTCAAACATAGATTTCTCATATAGTTTGATTAAATTAATATATGCGTAAATATCTCTACCATCAAATCTTTGGAAATAGTAATGTCTTAAATCGTCTAATTTTTTATAAGAATTTTTATAATCATCAGAAGGGTCACCAATGTAATTATCAATGTTTAAACCACCAAACGATTTTGCAATATCAATATTTAATTCTTTTGTAGGAGAGAAAAACAAACCAACTCTATTAGAATCAGTAGGAGCCTGGTCAAATGATTTTTTAGTTGCTCTACTTTTTGAAGATAAATTTATTCCATTAATAACATCATTACCACGTAAATCGTATTGTGACTCAAATCTAACTTTTGAATTTGAAAATCTACTTGCACCACCATCTGGATAATCCATTACAATTGTTCTATCTATTACCTCAAAATTATATGGATAAGTGCCTATTGAGGTAAATCCACTAGCAGATGCACTGATAGGTGCTCCCAACGTTGATGTTATATTTACAATACTTCCTGTTTCTTCAAACTTATTTCTTACAAAATTTTTAGGATAAAATATATTATTGGCAACATTTAGTAAAGATTTTGATGTTGATAAATTTTTTGGATATTCAAAATCTAAACGCAAATATAAATCATGTGTAGATGAAGAAATACTATTACCAGTTACCATTTCTGGAAAGGAAACGTGTTCGTAAAATGTATTTGTATTTAATTGTTCGTTCCACAATCTAAATTCATCAACACTACCAATATAATCTCCTCCTAATTTTAATTTACCTTGAGTATTCCAATTTGTTGTACCAGTTGCCACTATTGAAGATGAAAATATAGTTCTTTCTTTTTCAGATTGTCTTAAATCTAATCTTAAACCGGCCGAACCACTACTAACCGATATACCAAAAAATCTACCATTAAATAGTGGTAATAATGATGATGTGATTGAATTTGAATTATTATAATTAAATACCACTCTACCATAATTGCTATCCGTAGAACCATTTATCTGAACATTCCAACCACTTCCCGATAATATCGTCCAATCACCACTGTAGGCCGGTTTTGCAAATAATTCGATAGTATTAGGAACTCTGCCTTTATCGGTATGTTTCCAATCCATTTCAATTGAAGATGTGTCTGTCATCTTAAGTGCAGTGGTTATATTATCTATTACCAATTTACTTTTGATTTCATCGGTTACTTCTGGTCCCCCAAATTCTAAAATTGAAAGATTGGATGCGGGGATGCCATAGCAAGCCATAATTGCGTATATACCTTTTCTTGTTCCTTTATTTTTTAACAAATAAGGTAAGTTATTTACAATTCTTCTCCAAACTTCACTATTTCTTTTTTTAGCTGATTTTTCATTTATTTGATTTCCCTGTTCATCAAAACCAAAAACTAAATTCCATAATTTATTGTCCGATGCAATATTTCTAGCATCCCAACTAAATGATTTTAATGTATTAAATAATAACTTATCCGAAATACCATTTGTTTCACTATATCCTAATCCTCTACTTTTTTCAATTGCTTTTGTATGATAGTATATTGTATCAAAGTGATGACCAATCATTGAAAAGAAAAGTAATAAACTTTCATTTTGCGTATCATTTAAAACATATTGTGGAATATTATTTTGAACCCAATTTGGATTTGATATATCAAAATCTTCAGCTAATGTAATAATATTATCATACCACCCCGTTCCATAATTATTCGTTACTAACGGAGATGTACTATTCACTCTAACAGACCCACTATATGGCCAAGTTATAGATGATGAATTATATAAACTATAAGATGATGATGTATATAAGAATTTTTCAAAACCATCAAATCCCTGTATGATTTCATTTTTCTTTACAGTTTGTCTATCAATTTCTTGCAATGAAGATATTGAACCTGTGTAATAACCGGTATTTCCATTTGTATAATTTGTAGAAGAACTTATAATTAAATTTTCATATAATTCTATTAATTGAACTTTATATACAAAATTATCAACTCTTTCTTTTGCTGAACTAAAATGTACAAAATTTTCCCATAAGTAATTTGCAGGCTCATCAACAATAGAACTATTTGCAAATTGTATATTTAAATCTTCAGTATCAATCAAAGAACTACTCAAATATTTATTAACCAATTGAGCAGATGATGTAGAACCACTTAAAATTAATGTGTCTATTGATTCAAAATTTGTTGAATTTCCCGTTATAAAATCAACATCTATATTAAAATTAGGGCCCTTTAATGGTGGACATTGTATGGTGTCTTGTTGATTTAAAATAACCGTTTCAATCAATGGATTTGTCAATAATTTTGTAATCCAAAATGTTGAATCTTTTTCAATTGATGCCGGTAGTGGTGAATATAATTTTAATATTATTGATTCTACAACATCTTCTGGTTTTACAATTGTATTTCCAAATATATCTAAAGATTTTTTTGATAAAGTAAAATCATCTTCTTCCCATGAAGAAATTAATATTTGTTCGTTATTTCCGAAATTTGATAAGTGTGTTAAATATTTATTCTCCTTTTCTATATCAAATAATAAATTACTTAAAAAAGCATCATACATACTTTTTCGTATCTTATCAGTATCCAGTTGTATTGTTGGATATATTATATTAGTTGTACTTTCATATTCATTTCCAACTAACGCCGTTGCACCACCATTATTTATTGGTCTAAATATTAATGTAGCAAATGTGCTACCATTCCATGTTGAAAATTTGGTAGCTAAATCCCTTAAATTAATTTTAAAAGTACCCTTTGGTGATAATTTTTTAAATAATGGTATTCTTGTTTTATCTTTGGCCAATAAATCAACATCAACGGATGTTGCAAATTTTGTTTCATATATTACATCAAATGAAATATTTAAATCAGAAAAAGCCGGAACATCGATTGTTTTAGCTGAACTTATTTTTGTTATTGATGGAAAATCAATTTCTTCTTTGAAATTCACAACCATTTCAACCTTTGCACCTGTTCCATATGCATTTGAAGAAGAAACTAATATTATTTTTTTTCTTCCATATATTCCATCGAAATCTCTTTTAAAATCCAATTTTATCGAACCACCAATATAAACCTTTTTGGTTTTGTCGTCTATTCGGTTGGATGTATTAATACCCTTTACAATTTTTGTTTGAGATACATATGCAACAACTTCATCAAAATATTGTCCCTCATATGGAATTTCAACCATTTTATCTTTATCGGAATTTTTAACCGATACTACAATTTCATTTGTAGTTGTTTTTAATGTTGTATATAGAGTTGGTGCAAATGCATTTATTTTTTTAAATTCAGCTGCTACATCAATTCTACCTGATAATAATTCTGAAGCTTTTACCTCAAAAAACTTACTACCCTTCTGCCATGTAACATCTGTTGGGTTTGGTTTTGCATTTGCAATCGTTGCATTTGCCCATCTTACCGATTCTAATGAATATTCTTCTGGAATGTCACCAATTATTGAAAACGAAACAACACCACCACCCAATGTTAATTCCGAAGATTTTAATAAATCGGTAGAAGTGCCCAATGGAATTGTATCAGTTCTAACTAATTCTTTTAAATAATATAAATCAGCTTTTAATTTTAATTTATCCTGAAATATGGGATTAAAATTACTTCCAAATCTAATTTGATATGATAATTGATTATTAGTCTGTTCATTACGGATATTTATAATATCCGAAAAATTTAATGTAATACTATCATTTAATGCAAATTGCTTTGTGTTTATTAATAAAAAATTATTACCAATAGAATTATACGAATATGTTGCTTGCTCAATTACCTCAGTAGTACCTGTTTTAACACCTTTATCATTTTTTACAGGAATTACTATTCTAGTTAACGAATAAAAAACAGCAGCACGATTATTACCGATTTTGCAAGTATATTTATAACCATTGAATGTTGATGATGGTGAATATGTTGCTGTGTATGTTTTACCATATCCAAGTAATGTATCTTCTTGATAAAATGCAGCATTTTCAGGTGCAGTTAAAGTAATTTTTAACGGATTTGCATTGGCTGCAACCGTATTAGTTGATGTATATGTACTGGTATTTGTTGATACCATATCACCTCCACCAACATTTTCATCACTTAATATATTTTCTACTTCTGCTGCCATTTATTCTTTTTTATAAATATCTTTAGTTTAAATTATTTTATTTAATATCTTCATCACGTTCGTCCCCTTCTACGCCCGAACTTCCACCACCTCTACCACCTCGACCGCCACCACCTGTTCCACCACCACCTCCAGTTCCACCACCGGTATAACCACATCCAATTGAATTTTTCGTTACCAATTCTTCAATTTTGCCACCCTTTCCATCCGCATATGTAGTCCAAGCATCATATCCAACACAATAATTTTGTAAAATAGTACCTGCTACCGGTGTTCCTGCGGGTGATGGAATTGTTAATAATGATGGAAATATAAAATCGGTTGAAGTATATGTACTTACTTTTTTTTCCTCAAATATTTTGAAATCGCCTAAACTATCTTGGGTAACTACATTTAATTTTGCATCTTGAAATTGTAATTCTAAAGATTCTAATTTAATTTCCCTAACTTTAATGTCTTTAAATGTTTTTTCTATACATTTTGATAATATTACATTTATAGTATTTAATATTGTTTCGGTATCATATATTTCCGAATCTACAAAAATTTTAGTAGTATCCGTTATAGTTTTTCCAAATGTTGTGGTTAATATATCCCATTCTTTATTTGATAAATAATTTTTAACAGATAATTGAAAATTTGTAATTATTTCCTTTTTTTTATTTTCAAAAGTAGTTGCCGTTATACCAAAATCTTTAGCTAAAGTTGGAATATAATCTTTACCAAATTTTGCAACTATATAATCGTCTATTTTTGTATAAATTGCAGCATTACTAACAAATGTATCCAATGATTTTAAAATGTTAGATTTAACTGTTGCAAAATCTTTATTTAATTTTTTTAAATTTTTAAATTGTCTATTGGTTTTTGTATTAATTATAGTATCGGATGTTTTCAATGGAATTATACGAATTTCTTCTCTTGAAGGTGAAATTTCTTGCACCCAAACTCTCGTTAAAACATTTTCACTTCCTATCTTATTTCTTACAAAATTTATATTAAGTTTAAAAATACCATTTGTGAAACCCAAATCATTTAATAATTTTTCCGCATTGATTGCAATTTCTTGTTGGCCGGTTTTATTACTTACATTGTATATGTAATTTTTTATATCTCCGGATTTAATATAAGCTACATTATTACCAGACTTTTGTGGAAGTAAATTGTTGTTTATATCATATAAAGACACCTCCATTAAATCATCGAAATTTTCACCAAATTTAATTATTTCTTTTTCACCCTTAGAAATAATCAATAATTCCTTATCAGATAAAATTTTACCTTCAGTTTCTTTTCTTAGATTGATATTATCTATGTTAGAATAATTTTGTATAGACATTTTATTTATTTTTAATTATAATCTGTAAATGAATTATAATGCGTTTTAATATATCGTGTTTCATATAATTTACCACCCTCTTCATATCCATTTGCACGTTTACAATAGACTTGAAAAAATCCATAATAATTCGCAGTATGGTCGTTTCTTCCAGTAGGTGATGCTTTTCTTAATTCACCACCATCCGGTGATACATGTTGCATATAAACCGTTCTGCTTTCTCCTGGAGCCAATGTCAAAAATGCATCCACTTCCCATGGGTATTTATATTTATAACTCCCTTCCCCATAATCAATTTTAAACCAATCCATTTTTCGTATATTGGTTGTTTTTCTAATATTTGGGTCATGTGTAAACCAAACTTTAATTGGTTCTTTGTCTTTATTAACAATTGTCATTGAAGGCCCACCATCCAACCAACCTTTGTTTGGAATATATACTACGTCATTTAATTTACCATTAATTTTACAAACAACATCCTCAATATAATTACTATTATTTGCATTAAATTTAAATAAACAAATACTATTAATAATATCTGCACCATTTGCAGAAGCTTCAGCCTTTGCTGCATCTTCTGTAATTTTCTTTTCTTGAATAACTGCAACTTGTGAGTTCAATGATTCTATTATTATATTTAGTGCTGTAACATGTTGTAATAACATTTCTAATATCTTAGTATACCCAAAGTTTTCAGCAGATAGTGATGCTCTAATAGTTGCTTCTATAAATGATTTTTGTAAAATTTCTTCTACTTGTTTTTTAAATTGTACTATGTTTGCTTTTAAAATATCAATTTGGTCTTTTAAAGAAATATTACTTTGGTCTAACGATAATTTATTGTTTTTTTCATTTATAATTTGAGATTCTAAATTTATAATTTGAGAATTTAAATTTTCTAGATTTATATTTAAAATTTGCAAATCTCTATTTAATAATTTTGTTTTATTTACTTCAAAATCATATTTTTCTTTAGAAACATAATCGGTATCTATATTGGGTATTGTTGGAGATAATTCCTCAACAACGACATCAATAGCCTTTAATATTTCAGCATTGTCGTATTTATTCGATGTTAATGATATGTTTAAATTGGTACTCATTTTTATCTATCACTTCTATTATAATCACCCCCATATTCTCTTGTCACAGGCCCATCAATTGTAGGTGCAATATAATATCCATAATATCCTTTTGGTGCAGAAATTGGTCTATAATTTATTGTTTGGTTCATTTGTGCACCCAATTGTTGCATTAATCCAACTATTGTGGTATTCAATGATTCGATTTGCTTTAATAATGCTTCAATTTGTGCTTTAAATCCTTGATTTTGTGCTTCCAATGAGGATTTTAAAACAGACTCATCAATTTGTTTTTGGATTAATATTGACAATTGTGTACCAAATCCATCTAATATAACAGTCAAAGCGTCTATTTGATTTGATAATATATCATTTATCTGTTCGGATTTTAATGTATTATTTTTTTCTTTTTTTAATCTATCCGTTAAATTCAATATTTTATAATTAGAACTGTCTATATTTCCTTTTATTAACGATATCTGTACTTCTATGTCAGCATTTGTTGATAGTTGTTCTTTGTAAAATTGTTTTTTAACAAATTGGCCAAATTGTTGATTATTATTTGGTAATAATTCGTTTATATTTGTATCAATTACCTTTAATAATTCAATTGTATCCGATTTTGTATTATTCAATGGTTTAAATACCATAGATGATACATCATTTGAAGTACCGATATTGGTTACACCATATTCATTTTTAGTTGAGGCCGATGAACCTAATGTATTTAAAATAGATTCTAATGTTGTCATATTATACTATTTCAAATATTAATTTATCATCTATAATAGTAGATATACCACTTTCAACTATTTTTAGTTTTAATTTGTATGTTCTATTAATCGGATATGTCGATGTATCTAAGTTAAAATAATTTGATGTACTATCACAACTTAACTTAGAATAATCTCCAAACGGAACAATTGTTTCATTTGTTATATAATCTTCTATTTGGTAATACGTTGACCCTGATGGTAAGTATTTTGATTGGTCGTATTGAAATGTAGTACCAAATGATTTTGAAGGATACACATCTCTACCCTTAACTCTTATTTTTACTTTAGAGTTTGCAGGATATTCTTTCTTAAGATTTGTAACCACTACTTTATAACCATCCTCGGCCGAACCCGTTACAGGTGTTAAACTTCCTGTTGTAAATAAACTATCATCCCAAACTAATTCTAATTTAGGTTCATATATTGTATTTGTTTCCTTTGAAAAGAATTTTAATAAACCATAATCCAAATCATTGTTTTCTACATCAATACTATGTCTAACTATAAATCCATTATTCTTTAAAGAACCACTAACCCATTGATGCATTATATTAGTTACATTCATTCTAATATCATCCGGCTCATTACTAAACGATTGTGTTGCGGAACCCGTAATAAACCACGTTCCACCTTCTGCATTCGCTGAACCCGTTGTTCCTGCCGTAAACACCGCAGAACCACCGATGGTATTATCTTGCCATGTACTTATTCCATCTCTATATTTCCAACTAACGCCATCCGATATTATATTATCAAATTTTGTTCCTGTACCCATTGTCCAACTTTGAGAAACTGCATTTGCATAAATTGAATATTCTAATGGAATTTCTTGTGAGTTAGCAGAACGTAATACTAAATATGTTTGCCAGTTTCTTGTTCCTATTGATGTTATTTCCGATTTAATTGAACCTGTGTCGAATTTAATTAAAGTTCTTGTTATATCTTTATTATTATTATTATTTGTACCATAATAAAGTTTACCAACTTCTAATATTTCATCTCTACCAGCATTTTGCTCAGGTTGTTGTAAGTAGATACTCGCATCGTATGATGATGTATAAAATTTATGCATTATATAGCCCTCCCTTTTATGTCTTTGTTTGGATATTTTACTTCAAATATAGATGGGTCTAAAGAAGGATAGACAATCTTACCTTTAGTTGCTTCATCTATGTTATATCTATTTAATGAATAATTGCCATCACCACCACATAGATTATAAATTCTTACGGATGGTACACTCATTACTCCTTCTACATTTGCTAATATCAATTCTATTTCGGAAATGTTTATTGGCTTGTTAAATGTCCAATTATCTATATCAAAATAGTTTTGTATTTCTTTTAAACAATTTGCAATTACTTCTGTTTTATTATAATTGGTATATACTGATATTTCAAAATCACATCCAATATTTACAACAAATCCATCTATAATATTAACTCCATCGGTTATCATTCTATATTCACTTAAATAAGTTTTAAGATTTTGTTTAACCGTTTTATTTAAGTTTGTGAGTTTTTTATTTACATCATATCCCAATACATACATGTTTATTGCAAATGGATTATTTACTTCACCAATTGATTTACTCTTTTGTTTAAGATATTTAACCAATTCTTTTTGAATGTCTACTTTTGATTTAGATTTTATACCATCTACTAAATTAACAAATTCATTTATACTTTGAGGATTGGATAATATAGATGCGGGTGAGTTGTTATCAATTTCACCATCTGGTGAAACATATACTTTCGCAATACTTCCATATCTTTCTGGCATTGATAATGCTCTTACAATATAATCTTGTCTAGTTACTGCTCTATTTTGAGAACCAAATGTTGCTATTGCGTTTTGTCTAATTTCTTCAATACTTTCACCACCTCTTCCTCCAACTGCAGCTTCTATATTTTCAACTGCGATTGATGATTTCCATAAATTATATGCATCTATATTTGATATTGATACCAAATCTTCTTCAAATTGTATTCTACTTATTTTTGTTAAATCTTTTTGATTTACATTTGATTCAATACCACCACCAATCAAATAATTTATTGTTAATACTTTACCATTAGGTGCAACACCAAATGTATTTGTTTTTAAAAAATTAGATGGGTCGATGTTTTGATTTAATCTTTGAACCGAATTTGCTAATCCCAATCCAACATTTTTTGTATTCGGTAAAAGTATGTCATCGCTCAATTCAGTATTACCACTTCCAAATTGTAAATCAATCGTATTATCCGAATTTATTTTAACCGAATATCTGTATGGTACTTTTTGTACTTCTAATATATATGGTACATTTATTGCGTTTGATGCATCATAAATATTACTATCATTATTTGCACTTGTATTTGGTTGTTCTACAAATATACTTTCTTGTGCCAAATAAGGAACTTCATAATATTTTATATTTTCATTATCAACAACCGATATTATTTGTATTATATTGGTATCATTTAATGTTGTTGTTGGATATTCCGTTGAATCACCAAATGATTTTGTTGTAGTAGTTAATTTTGCAGATATTGCTTTTACTTTTTTAGTAATTAAATACTGGGTTGGTTCTCCTGTTGAATTTCTTTGAAAAACATCAATTTCTCTATCGGTTGCATTTGCAAAATCAACAGCATCGGTTGTTCTAAATGTTATGTCCGAATTAGAAGTTGAAGTAACTTCCATACCTTCTTTTATTTTAAAAAAATAAGATGAATCAGGTTTATAATCAGGCCCGCCCAAAGAAGGAACTAACTGATAAATGGTTAATGTTGTAACCGCAGGTGATGTGACCTTTGGCCTATATCCCATAGATTGTGCCAATGCCAAAACATTTTTCCTTTCGGATGCATGTGTTAACATTGATTCTTTTAATTGTGTATCTTGATAAAATGATAACATATCACCAATCGCTGCTGCCTGTTCAATGAACACCATACCAGGTGAAGCATCATTGAAATCGGAATATTGATTTGGAAAATATGTTTTAGTAAAATCAATAAGATTTTGCTTTAAACTATCAAAATCTTTACCTATATAGTTTATATTTTTAGTGTTACCCCAATTCTTCTTTGTAGATTTAATTGCCATTTATATTAATTATTTACATTTATATTTAAAGTATCCGATAGAGTTGGATTTGATACCAGCGCAAATTTAATATCCAATTCTATTTTATTAGTATCAATATCTTTGTTATCATAATCAAATATTATTTGTTGAATTTGAATATATGGTAACCACTTACCAACCGCCTCTAATATATACGATTCTATTTTAATATTTAAACTATCGTCACTTATTTGTTCAAATAGAATTTTGTGAATATCACAACCAAAATCTGGGTTCATAATTCTTTCACCCTTTTTAGTTAATATTAGGTTTATTAAATTATTTTTAGCTTGTTGTAATGTTGTATAATTTGTAGCAAAAACACCATTAGCATTAGAACTGGTATTAATTCCAATTCCAAGTACTTTATAATCATTTTCCGTTAAATCGGTAACATTTACTTTACCAAGCTCTATTGCCATTATTTAAATCTTTTTACTAATTCCGAATAATCTCTTGTCAATGCTTTTATTGTTGCATCTTGTAATCCATCTCCAGTTGATTGAAATTGCTGTGGAATATTTTGAGGAATTTGAATACCTTCTCTATAATCCATCGTTTCCCAATCACCTTCCATTGTTTTTTGTGGTTGTATCATATCTAATACGCTTCCTCCACCTACTCCTCCTTCCACCCTTTGTTCTGCAGTAAATGGTTGAGTCATATTCAAAATCTCATTTATCATTGGGTCTTTTGAAAATTCTCTTTGTGGTCTTTGTGTTTGTTGAACTGATTGTTGTTTTTTAACCGGTGTAGGCGTAACTTCTGTCATCTCTCTTAATGATGGAGTAGATGTCTTTGTTTGTGAGTTTAATGTAACTGCACCAGATTTGATAAGTTTAACAAGTTCTTCTTTTACTTGTAACTTAACTTCGTTTTTAACAACTTCTTTAATTAAAGTTAATAAAATTTCTGATTTCATAGGAATTGTTTTGTATATGTTTAGTAATAAATATTTGATTTAAATAATTATCCAATTTTTCCCAAAGGATTAACTGAATCTAATATGCCGGCACCAATTCCTGCTAAAAGTGCTGCTGGGTTTGGTAGTTCCGGATTTGGTAAAA